ATCGTAATTTACCATTACCAATTAACGGTAGTTACGGATCAATCAATAACAACATCAGTTACACATCGTTAGTTCCAACAACTATAACTAATCGTGTAACATCACTAACTGCTGAAAATATATCTATCATTCCATATCCAACTATCTACAATTACACAACTCCTGATAACTTTAATGACGCTGGTAATATAGTTATTGAGGAAGCAACTAAGGATATTCAATCTAAGTTTGAAAATCGTAAACCAGTTAAACGTACTTATATTAAAGGTGATTTAGATGCAGCAACTTGTCCATCTAACATAACTAGACTTAAAACACTTGATCTTAATCATGATAAGAGTGGTGTAACTAAAACTATTATAGATATAACTGAAGAAGATAATAATCCAATAAGTGAAGTTACGCGACGTTATGGATTTGCATATACAGCATGGGATATAACATTAATTAGTGGTGAAAGTATTGAATTAGATAGTGCTGCTACTAATTGGTGGACACTAATTGAAGAAACTAAAACTACATATAACTATGATAATAAAACTGGATATCTACTTGGTTATGATTTAACTGGACGTAAACTAATTCGCGCCAATATAGAAGGTGATGATAGATATACTCAAGAATATCAACTTGCAGTTAACGATGGTGAAACTCCATCTAGTGCGGATACTGCAACTTATAACACTTATCAATTTAAGTTTGTTCGTGTTACAGGAGCTAAGAGATATGAGTTAGCTCAACATAGAGATTACTATCGTCAATTTGGACAACAATCTAAGTCTATTAAACAATGCAATAAAGATGGTTCTAGTAGTTATGTAGCAGATCCAACTTATATTGAACCTATGTTTGTAATAGCTGAAGCAGAACAATATAGTTGTTTCTTAAGTGTTGATAATCCACTTAATTTAGAACGCGAATCAGGAGATCCAGTTGAACCACCATTAACTAGTGGTCAGGAGACATATAATAGAACATTCCTTAAAATACTATCATCTAAGAATAGTGCTAAACAACAGAACTTCCGTAGTGACTATCAAGGTGAAGACACTTATATCTCATATACAAGTAACTTTACATCACAAGATCCTGGATTTCGTGCAGTTACTGAAGAAACAAGTAGTTCAACTAATACAGGAATACCACCTGTACATACTCGTAAACCACCTAAATATGAATTAATTGAACCTAAGAAAGAAGAAGATAAAGTTACTAATAATTATAGATATGTTTATTGGACAACCCCTTATACTGGTGGTTATCCTAGAACTGGTAGTTATAACTTCGATAAAGCTAAGAATATAAATGAAGTAACTGCTGCTGTTAATAATCAACTTAGAATAGATGATATTAGAAATACATTAACATCAACTATGACTATTCCATATAACGATAGTATTACAACTGGAGATAAAGTAACTGTTATATTTAATGGTTTACAATGTCGAAGACGAGTAGTTAGTATAACTCATTCTATAGAACAAGAGGTTACTAATGTTGGTATTGAAACTACAGCAGTAACTAATTTAACTATGGGTATTGATAGAGATATTAGTGTTAGTAGTAAAAAAGAAAAGATAGTTAAACCCATTAAACCAACACCTAAAACCCCATCTGATGTTTATGCTGAAGGATTTAAATTAGGTTCATTATTACCAAATACACTAGGACGTGGATCATGAACGACTATATGAAGTTACTAGAAGATGAGTTAAGAAGACTAGTTAAGAATAAGGTTACAGTTAATGTAGTTAATAGTAATTATGTTATTGATGTTAGAGGTAAACAAATAACTGTACCTCTAACAAATACAACAACCGTAAGAAAAAATAGTATTAAGAGTAAGTAGCGTCCTCGTATTTAAACCTACTATAATAACGTTCCTTTACTATATGTTTCTCACTATTTAATACACCATGTAATTTAATATTTCCCTCTTTAATTTGTTGATCTAATGCTAATTTAAGTAAAACTAAATCTATGTTATGTTTAGTAACTAGTTCATCTAAGGTATAACCTTTAGGTAAACTAGCTTCTTTTAACTGTAATTTAAATAGATCAAGTAATACTGGTTGCACATAATCACTATGGCGTAATAAATAGGCGCGATTAATTGATTGTTCTATTTCTAATTTAAGCGTCTCTTCTTTTTTCTTACATTCATAAAGTTCATTTAATTGAGTTAAATAAACTGGTTTATTATCAACTAACATTAGTTGAAGTAGTTCATTGATTGCTTTATCTAGGTTATTCATAGTGCGTTAAGTATGTCAAGGTAACTAACAAGTTTAATATCAGTAATAACATCTGGTAGATCACAGAATCTCACATTTAAATAATCTTCAACTAATCCATAATAAGGTACTGTATTATAACCATTAGCTTTTAAATAAATACCAATATTGTGTAGTGTAGCTGTTCTATCAGGTAATCCTTCTAATGGTGGTAATTTACCATTTAAAACATTATTAATAACGTCTCTAACTTGTTGTTTAGTTATCATAGTTTATCTAATATGTCAAGGTAACTAAGTTGTGGTAATTCTTTAACAGCAGATAGATTTATTATTTCTACATTACAAGTTTTCTCTAACCAAGCTATTGTAGTCATATTAAATGGGTTAGCTATAGCGGACATTTGATTATAAGTACGTCCACTTAATCTAATTGATGTAGGTCTATTACCACTTTCTTTATAAGAACATCGAATTAAATTGCGGATATATGATTGAGCTTCTTGTAAGTTCATATATTATAATTACTCATATACACTATTTTCTTACTCATGACAACAACCTATAGTTCGGGTAAATTACAACTTACATTTAATTCAGGTAATGTATCTGTAGTTAATGGTTCAGGTAACTTAGGAGTTACAGGAACTTACTATATCTCTATTCAAGGTCGGAATCTAATTGGACTTAATCTGAATAGTACATTAGTTCCAGTTACTTTAACTACAACATCTACATTAACTATAACATTACCATCATTAGCTAGTGGTGAAACTTGGTCTGACATAGTTATATCAGCATCAACTACTAATAACGTATCTGCCTTAACTCAAGTAATGGTAGTTAATAGTGCTGATTTTAATTCGCCAGTTATATTAACTAGTGTTGAGTTGTTCAAGCTAACTACACTTGCTCGTACTGTAGCTAACTCTGCTGCATTACCAGCAACACCAATTCAGGGACTTATAAGATACATAACTAACCTCAACTACTACTATGAATACGATGAATACAGTACAGCAACTGTAGATAACTTAACTGTATTAACTGCAACTACTGGTAGATGGCTTAGAGTAGGTGCAATTAGTACGTATATAACTGATACTACAGCTACAGATGGATGTGATCAAGATGTTCGCACACCTAATCTAATTGTTAATGCACCATCATATACTTGTGATGGTAGTAAAGGTGATGGAGTTACCTTCTGGTTACGTAATGAATTTAGCACTATTATTTCAAGTGGAACTAGAATTAGTTGTACTGTGCGATTATTTGAGGAAGATAAATCTCAATTGTTCGATAGTCTCCTAATACTAGAACTACTTGGTTATGTTAATTTAATAACTGGAGTATTAGATGCTTCAGTTAGTAGTGGTGAAGTAACTTATCAACCTCGTAGTCAATGGTTAACATTACCAGAGGATCTCGACATTGGTTATGCTGCTGTAGTTAGAGTTAGTCCTAAATTCACCATTACTGATTTAGATAACAATGTTCCATATCTAGCTAACTTAACTACATACGTTACATTTGCTCCAACTAGCGGTATCTATACTCCTGGTGTATTCGGCAACTTAATTTACAACGAATATGATAAGTGGCGCATTTATTCTGATGTTGGACTTAGTGTAATTAAGAGTAAGGGTAGTGGAATAGTTAATAATTATGAACTTAATGATATATCCGCCGAAACTATAACAGGGTTAAGTTCTAATACCGCCAACCAGTATATTTTTCTTACTAGTAATGGTACTTCGTTCGCATCAACTACTAGTTCATTCGTTAGTGCAGTTAAGCGATGTGTAGTTAGTACAGTTAATGGTATAGGAACTCCAGTTAGTTATGGTAGCTTCGCGTTAAATAACACTAAGAAGTTATCTGTAACTGTTAATTATCCAACTAGTGTTAGAAGTAATTATCCTGATGCTCTTATTGCAGGTTCTAGTAAAGGTAAGTTTAATGCAACTAATGTTGTTATCTATATTAAGAATAGTAGTAATGCCGTATTCGTAACTGAAGTTAACATAACTCCATCTGCTAGTAATGATGTTTATGTACTTAATTATAGTGACTTTACTAGTTCTACATTAGCAACACCATCTAGTAATTATGGTTTATATACACCATTAAGTGTAACTACTTCAACTCCATCTAACAGTAGTACATTTCCTACTGGTAGTTATGAAGTGTTTGTTGCATTTAAATACACTGGAGTTGTTACAGTTATTGATCATAGTGTTAGTGAGTTATATGAGATAACAAGTAACCTGAGTGAGTTATTCTCAACTAGTGCAACAGTATGGTATAGCGATAATGGTGTTCCTAGTAGTTTAATTGGTGAAGATGGTTCATATTATCTTAATTATGATAATGCTAATATTTATAAGAAGGTTAATGATACTTGGAGTTTAGATGGAAATATTAGTGTTATTTCACCTTCATTTACTACTATTGCAGTTAGTGGACAAAGTAATGTAGTTGCAGATCAAACTAATGATAGTTTAACTCTAGTTGCAGGAACTGGTATTACATTAACTACTAATGCCACAACCGATGCTATTACTATTACTGGAACTAGCGTCACTAATACATTTAGTACAATAACTGTAGCTGGACAATCTGATATAGTTGCTGATAGTGCTAGTGATACATTAACTATTGCTGCTGGTAGTGGTATTACCTTAACTACAAATTCTGCAACTGATACATTAACTATCACAGGAACTGCTGTTAGTAATACCTTTACTACAATTGCAGTTAGTGGTCAATCTGATGTAGTAGCTGATAGTGCTAGTGATACTATTACGTTAGTTGCTGGAACTGGAATGACTATTACAACTAACACCACTACAGATACTATTACTTTTGAAAGTAGTGGTGTTAATGTTGATGTTACGCGAACTTCTACAATGTCTAATAGTATTGGAACTGGTAGTAAGACGTTTACTTATACTGCTAGTTCTAACTTAGGATGGTTAGTTAGTACGAGATTGCGTGCTGCGTATGATGTTTCTAACTATATGGAAGGTGTAGTTACTGCTGTTAGTAGTACCTCAGTTACTATTACATCAGATAATGCAGTTGGTAGTGGAACTTATACTAGTTGGAACATAACAATAGCTGGAGATAAAGGTTCTACTGGAAGTGCTGGTAGTTTAAATGCCGCATCTGGATTTATATTAACTCCTGTTGGAAGTCCCATTACTACATCAACTAACGAAGTTGGTTTCTATGTCGATAGCACTGATAACTTATTTAAAACTAGAGACGTTAATAATGGTACAGTTAGAACATTAGCATCATTAAATAGAGTTCAAGCATTTACTCAAACACAATATGCTACACCTGTTATTAATAATTCTGCTACTGGGACAGTAACTTTAGACGGTAGTGCTAGTAATGTTTTCATACTAACTCTAACTGGAAACCTGACTCTGACCATGAACAACATTCAAGTTGGAGCAACTTATATCATCTACTTAATTCAAGATGCAACTGGTAGTAGAACTATTACACTTGATGCTATATTTAAACGATTAACTGGTGATACAACTACAGTTAATACAACAGCTAATAAAGTTAATATGTTAACTGGAGTAGCTAGATCATCTAGTGCAATTACATTAGCTCCTATATCAGTTGAGGTTTAATCATGTTTACTTTTCCAGTTGGTTTTTTTAATCCTATTGTTAGTGGTGGTGTAGATCCTTTTGCCGCAAACGTAGCTCTATTTCTGAAAGGCAATGGCACTAATAATACGAATATTGTTGATAATTCTAGTTTTAATCATTCAATCATGAACCAAAACGGAGTAATCAACACAATTAACCCTAAAAAGTATGGTCTTGGTAGTTTGTTTTTTTCGGGTGCTAACCACCTTATTCTAGGTTCTGATTTTGTGTCTAATTTTGAACCCTTTGCAGGGAGCAAAAAAACTATAGATTCTTTGATCAGAATAACAGAACCAGCGATAGGTTGGGTATCAGGCATAATCGGGAATTATAAAGCTGTAGCGGTTAATGGTCGCTGGCGAATGGGTTATACTACTTCATCTCTATTAATAGAAAATCCCACGATATCCCTACACTTCACTTGGACTACAAGCACAGGTACTGAGAATGTAGTAGTTTTTACTCAACCTTATGTAAATGATTTCAATCATTTAGCCGCTTGCATAGATTCTACAATACCTCAAGCAACTATTATCTATCTTTGCATTAATGGAGTAGTTCAAGCCTTTAACAATAATAACTTTGCAAGTCAAACAACTTTATACAATGCCCATACTATTGGCGGAGGCATGGATTACACAACTGCCATAAAAGCTCATGTAAATGTTTTGAGGCTTACAAAAAACGTCAGGTACACAGCCAACTTTAATGTTGAAACTGACACTTACTTGAATGTTTAATTATGAAATTTGCTCAACAACTACTATCTAACTTATTATGAACGAACGTAAATTAATAGATGAAATTAAACGCTTAGTTAACAATGATGTAATTATTGGTTACTATAATGGAACTACATTTACTGACGATAATGGTAAAACATACGCTTCCAGCTATTTAGTAACTAATAATTCTCCTATTGGTAGAGGATTCATAGTTCCATATGAAGGTAAATGGTTAGTTGTAGTAGCTAATAATAATCAAGAGGTAAGAAAAAATATAATAACTAGTAGAAGGAAGATAAGTATTGAAGATAAACCTAAACCTACTATTGATTATTTACTAACTGAAACATTAATTAAATATGCTGGGACTATCATACCAGTAAATAACACATTTTATACAATTAGAGATAACAAATGGAAAAAGTATGAATTACCAGAAATAAGAGGATACTTAAATTATTATATTGATAGTAACTATGTTGTTATAAAAGGTGATGAAAAGGATGAGAGATTTAATCAATTAATCGTTTTAAAAGATGACGTATTTACAACCTATACATATCCAGAAGAACTTCCTGTATTAAAAACATGGCGCAAAGATTTTTTTAATACTTATGATAAGTATAAGGACTTTTATAATTATGGTGATCCTAGTAGTGGTATTAATAAGATATTTACAGGGCGACAAAATAGATTATATAGATTATCCGGTATAAATGGAGATTTTTTTTATGGATCTTCACGTTTAGATGACATTATTGAAGCATTAAGTTTAGAACAATCTATTAATCTAAATATTGTTTCATGTCGTTTTACTGAGGATGAAATTATTAGTTGTAGGAAAGAACCATTTAAAGTGAAAAGTCCTAAATTAGATACTAATATTATCTCTCCTGAAGAAGTAAACAAACAAACTATTATTAGCACTTATATTAAATTTCAATGAATAACCATTATCTGTCATCTCAAATAACTGGATTAACTACTAACATTGTTCAAGAGTTAGTTAGTCCACATAAACACACAATCCGCGATTATGAATCCATACTTCGTAATCCCTGGGCTAAGGAATGCTGTAATATTAAATCACTTAGAGCAACTGTAACTATAGGTGATTATCAGAATAAGAATAAAGAACATCAGGACTTCATACTTGATGCTATAGCTAATATGGATGGCACATTATCTGACATAGTAGGACGATTATGTAGTGCTATGCCATTTGGACATAGCAGTGCTGAAATAGCATTTAAACCAATACGTTCATTTGGTAAGACTCGCTACACACTGAAGGGAATTAATCTACTCGATCCTAAGAGAGTGCGTTATGCTGGTGCTGCTGGTAAATTAACTCATATTCGATATAACGATGGGATTCGTGCATTATGGATTCCTTATAACAAGTGTCTTCATATTACTAACGGATTAGTTACTAACTATAACGAACGTACTGCTTATGGTGATCCAGAGTGCGAAACAGCCTATCCATACGTCAAACTATACGAGATTATATTCAGTGAAATGGCGGTTAGTGCTAAGACACTTGCGGTAGGTATATTACTAGGTCGTGCTGATACTGAGAATACTGTTTACTTACAAAATAAAGATGGTAGTCAATACATAGACGTTAGAACTGGTAAACCTGTAGCTATTAGTGCTGTAGCTAACCTAGCTGAACAGTTTCAGAACCTTGAAACTCACAGTCATATAGTTACCGATAAACGTAATGAAGTTAGTGCCTTACAGATACCAGCAGGTGAACAGTTCTGGAATCTCGCAGAATCTATGTTGCGTAAGAATATATTTGCTGCATTTGGTGTACCTAGTATGGTGCTTGACGAAGGTAGTGGCGGTATTGCAACTGCTACACTCAGTGTTAAACATTTGTCAATTCTAGATAGTACAGTTGAAGCAACAGTTAAGAAGATTAGAGATCAACTGATTGAGAAAGTTATACGTCCACTTATTATATGGAACTATGGTGTTCAAGATGATTATGGTAGCTTCGCAGTTACTAATGTTAATGATCCGACTCAGGAGAGCGCACAGATACAAAACTTCATAACTGCATTTACTACACAAGTAATACCCATGACTGATCTAGAAGCAATGAATAAGTTTCGTGAGTTGATGAAATTATCACCAACTACAGAAGTTAGTCAGCCGGAGACTCAAAGCTATTAACTAAACTTTGCTTCTTACTTAATTTATTATTTAATCGCTCATGTAGATCATTTATAGAATCTTTATAAAATTTAAGTTCGTCCTTAAGTGAATCTACTGTATCCTGGGTATCCTGAATATTATACATACTTATAACCTTGTTTAATTGCATATTGAGCAGTTGCATAACCATCTAATTCCTTCTATCATGAGTTCCATCTCCTATCAATATAACTCCTTATTCTTTCAAAACTTGACCAACGTAGAATCTAAGTGCTTCACGTAATTGATCAGGAGTTATATTAGGTATTGTTGATATAACCACATTTATAAAATACCAAGAGCTACTAGTTCATTGTATAACACTTCTATATTACATTGATAATAAGTATAGTGAGAACCACTTCCACCATAATAGTCATCTTCATGAATTTCACCCATTGAGCAGCTAATCGCATATAACTTCTTATAGGTAAGAAAACTAATGGTCGGATCTATGCTAGTAATGAGATTATCAAATTGCTCAAAATTAGCTAATGGTTCATCGCCATCGTAGTATGTAATTTCATCATTCCAACAGTTACCACTACTACCACCAGTAGACCAACTATCTGATTTGAGATATGGTTGATTGATAGTACAACCTAAATTATATTTATCAGAGAATACTAACCAATCTGGTTTAACTGCAACTTTATGTAACTTCATAGTAGTATTCTCAAATAACAATTTAAGTTCATCTAAGTTAGGTACATCTAGAGTTAATGTCTTAATGCTAAACGCACTAGAGATATCACGTCTATTAATATCGTTAATTAAACATTGAACTCGATTCTCTTCCCAGTAATGTAACTCTATTTCAGTTAACTCTTTATTCTTAACTACTTCATTAATAACTAGAGTTAACTGTTCATTAGTGTGAATTAAACCATCAATGATAAATGTATTAGTACCCCATTTACCAAATTGTACAGATAAATAAGCTAACCAATTTACAGCTTCTTTCTTATAACGTTTAAGTAGATCATCAAAATCAATATGTCTAATAAGTTTATTATTAGATGATTCTAGTTCCTTCGCAAATGTAGTTTTCCCACTACTCGGCAATCCCATCAATATTAATACTTTCATCTTTAATGTATGTAATTACAATAGCTGTTGCATCTGCACTATGAGAACTCGTAAACTTAGTAGTAGTTCCTAGATACTCATTAACTGAGTTACTAATCATAGCTTTATCAGCTTTACCAGTTCCAGTTACTACTAACTTAATATGTTTAGGAGTGTAACTATAAATAGACATGGATTTTAGTCTACTTAATACTTCAAATATACCAATGGCGCGATTTAGGCGTTCTCCATTGTTACCGCGACCTAGAAATACTGGTGCTTCGTATATCAGAGTATCTGGTGAATGCTCCGTCAATAACTTCTGATATTGGTGATAAATATGAACTAACTTATCGGAATCATCAGGTTGAGTTGCTGTTATTTCTCCAGTAGAGATAATCTTATTAACATCGGTATCGAATACACAATAACCGATGTTAACAATGCCGGGATCTATGCCAATTAATATCATGATTATAGTTAACTTAACTACATCAATAATAACTCTATATTAACTGGAGTGTAGTTAACGCATTCTACAGATACACATTTAAACAACTTAGAGTCGTGTGTAGTTATTGAGTTATGAAGATGTCCATGTACATTGATGAAGTTAACTCTACTTACTGGTTTGTGAGTTAGAAGTACATTAGTTAAGTTAACCTCTAGTTCTAACTCATTATAGACATCGAGGAAACCAACATTCTTAAACCATGTATTAGTGTGACCTTTATCATGATTGCCACGAATTAGATACTTACTGCCATTTAGTTGATCCATTATTAACTTAGTGTCGCGGAATCCAGCAAACGTAACATCACCTAAGTTATATACTATGTCATCATCATTAACTACACTATTCCAATTGCTGATAATTACATCGTGCATATCACCAGTAGTTAGAAATGGTCTATTGCAATACTCAATTACCTTATGATGAAATAGATGTAAATCACTAATTACGTAAATCATAATCTGCAAACGTTATGTTATCTAATTTAACTTGATTAATTAATGTCCAGTTACTCCAATCCAAATTAAGATATCTATCACCATTAACTACATTATAAGTATGAGTAATAAATAACTTAGTTACATGAGGTAACAGCGTAGCATAGATACTAGATCCACCTATTATCCAGATAGGTTTGTTATATGATCTAGCTACACTGATTGCAGTATTAATATCACTGATGAAGAATGTCTCAGATTCGTTAGTAGTCAATCCCTTGTCGCGCGTAATGATGATATTAACGCGGTTAGGAAGCTTCCTAGAGCGTAGATCACCTCTGAAGGTATTAGCTCCCATTATGACTACTCCACCTGTTGTGAGTGCCTTAAAACGCTGCATATCGGCACAGTCATAATTAACTAATTTGCCGCCATTACCAATGCAGTTATTGAGAGATATATTAGCTATTAGATTCATAATCAATTCCTTTGTCTAGTTATCCACTGTAATATTGTATTAATTTTAGTATCAGGTTCTACAGCTTTAATTAAATCAGCAATATCTTTATTTGATAAACTTACATTTTCATCATAAATCTGTTTTCTTACCTCTGATTTATTTTTATATTCATTAGGATCTACTTGCCATTCAATACTTCCATTTTCTAATTTAAAGATGTAATTTGTTTCATCTATTTGTTCAATGTTATTTTTAATTTGATATAAGCGTTTAATTTTCTTATTAGGAGATGGTTGATCTAATGCCCAAATAATTTCAGGATATTGAACTATACCACTAAAACCGCGTACCGATCTAGTAGTGTATTTATTATCCTTAATTTCACTCTTGTTAACTAATTGAGTAAATACAACTGCAATATTATATTTAAGAGCGATAGTAGCAAACCATTGTAGACAAGGTAGAACTTGACACGTATTTTCATCAACAATATTAAATCCAGATAACGAATCAACTATTAATAGTTCAATGTTTTCTGATTCAATAATCTTTTCAATTAATTCAATATCATCACTAACGTTATATGTAACTATCTCTAGTGGATTTTTAGGTGTAATGTAGTTGTTTCTACTACCACCTAATAAATCAATACGTTTAACGAATGATTTAATACGACCTTCTGTATCAATAATTAATACTCTACCTGTATCTTTAATTTCATAATCTTCTCTAGGTAAAAATGGTATATTACTAGTTATTGATAAACTAGCACCAACTAGACACCAACTTTTACCAATACCACCTTCAGCAACTACAGCACTAACACGACCTTTAGGAAATAAACCTCCTATATATTCAACTTCTACATTTTCAACTTCAAGATTCATAACAGTGTGTCGTAAACTTGGAATATATAGACTTTCAACAAATACATCATTCATCTTATTAAGGGTTTATATGTTGTATATGATTAATTATAAACTACAACATTGTCAGGGGTGGATAGGAAATGTTGTAAATAAAATAATTAAGTATTATTTAAGATTCATAATTCATAATAATACAGGTAAGTAAGAAAAAAGGTAGGGCGATTTCAACACTTGTATAATCTGATGCTAAGTATCTATCCGCCACTCCAAACATGAATCCGCCAGTTAGTAATGTGAAACTAATCCATCTCAGTTGTTTCATCTGATTAATGTATCCAATCTAATAATTCATTACAAGTAATAACACCGTTACATTGATAAACGTAGTTAAGTTATCTAAAGTACCACTTAACTTACATCAAGTTATCTATCATAGTGCATTTAATATTGATTCATATGTAACAGGTGTATCATCATCATCATCTAATTCATTATCACCATCAAAGTCATCTAATATTTTTTCTAATTCAGCATACATATTATGATATTGATCGTAATCTTTATTATGTTTAGCTGCTTTTAGTAAATCATAGAAACTAGTGTATTTAGAATTAATAACATAGTCTACATAATCATAAGCCTCACTATCATCATTTAACCATTCTCGTAATTCATCATAACTATAATTATAACTATCGTAAGTATCGTCATTAGCAATAATATCAAGCATTCTATCATCTGAATCATAGAATGATATATTACTACCTAATTGATAATATAACTCTTGTGCTTTATCAGTAGATCTACTAGATAAATATGCTGCAAATTCATAAATGTCCATGTTATTACCTCTAATTAAAATAACCCTAGTTAATGTTAACTAAGGTTATATGATGTCTATTTAAGTGATGTTATTTAAGTCGTTCTGCTACGCGAAGTTGATTAATATCCTCCTACCACTGTAATATCACCACGTAATGTTGGATGATGTTGATAATCATTAATTACAAAGTCATCAATAACGAAGTCTTGCAAATACCGTTGACCTCTATCTCTAATAGTTAAAGTAGGTAACGTATAGGGAACTCTAGTTAATTGCTCATTAACTTGTTCAACATGGTCACTATAGATGTGATGATCAGCAGTTGCAATAACTAACTCACCTGGTTCATATCCAGTACATTTAGCATACATAGATAGAAGTAGTGCATACTGAGCGATGTTATACGCGCCACCGAGGAATAAATCCCAACTGCGTAGGTATAACATTATACTTAACTTACCATTACTTACATTGACTGAGTAGTGAGTATGACAAGCTGGAAGTATTACTGATTCATTACCACATTTATAAGCCATTGAATAAACAGTAGTTGGATTCCAATAACTTACAAGAAAAGACTTACGATCAGGTGTCTTTTTAATTCCATCAATTACAAATCTAGTTTGATCTAGTGTACTATATCTGTACTCAGAATCTATTTGGGTAGACCAATAATGTGTATATTCCCAACTTGTACTATTACTATAATGAAGTGGAATAATTTCGCTAGTAATAACACCATCATCAACTAACTGTTGCCATTGTTTGGTTAACTCAACTGTATTATCAGCAGTTAACTTAACACCTTTATTACGCCAATACTGTTTAGCACCCCATTCATCCCAGATAGTACACTTAACATTATGTAACTTAACTACATCATTGCTACCATCTATAAACCACAACATCTCATTGAATGCTGATTTATAAAATGTACGTTTAGTAGTTAATAGTGGAAATCCATCTGATAGATTAAATCTAACTAAACCACCAAATCTACTAATAATATATTTGTCATCATGACCATATATATTTTTTCTTACGCCATTATCAATTACATCTTGTAGCAGGTTCAAAAATTGTTGTTCTGACATAATCCAGCTTTCCTTACTTGAATATTATTGTTAATTAAATACTGTAATCCTTCTAACTTAGAGTGTTCATTGAAGTAAACAACTCTTCTAATACCTTTATTTACAATTTCTCTAGCACAGTAAATACATGGAGAATAACTAATAAATAAATCATCTCCTGGTGTAGCTAATTGTAATCCTATTTCTTCAGCATGATAATATTGACATCCAATAACTTCATTAATTGCTTTCATTAAAAACAACTTATGATTATCATGTAATACATCAAATCCACCACCTGTTATAAGTGTAACCATACTAACTCCTAAATAAAAGTGTTAGTTAATATTAACTAACACTAAATATCTTATTTAATTAACTCTTGAAAGTCTACACTATCCCAGATTAATCTAGTAGTACCATAATAATAATCATAGTTATTACTATAGTAGTTAAACATCTTATTTAATAACTCACTATCTAACTCAGTTAAACCTAACTTAGTTAACGTAGAACGACATAACTTAGTTGCTCTAGTTACATCTTTCTGATCATCTACAATTACTTCTACTTCACATAATCCACCGTAACCTGCATTAATATCAACACAGATATTAAACTTATCAGTCTTATATTCACGTCTACATCTACTCCATTTAGATTGATATGTTAAACCTAGACTTAATAGTATGTTATCTAACTCATGTAATGATTCACCTCTAATTAGTTCTTTCTCTACACGAACTACACCATTATCAGCATCTTCAGTATTGTATTTGAAAATTAATAGTGTACCACCTTTATCGTCATATCTAGTTCTAATAGCTAACTTAGATGTAGTTAGTAATTCATTCTTAAATGACAGATTTAGTTTATCTGCTAATTTAACAAGACTCTCCTCTGTGTAAGAAAAATAGTGGTTAAGTTGATTGCTATCTACAATATCTACATTTGGATATAACGTAATGATGCGAGATTTAAGATCATCAACATCACTAACTAATGCTTTAACTTCTACTTCAATCATTTATCAATTACCTATTACTTGTACTAAACCGCGATAACTTTGACGTGCATCATTAAGTGCATTATGAATTGGTAACTCATTCTCTAATCGCTCATAATAATCAGGTAAATTACGAGCTAATCTAAATGAAGTTACATCTAATAATGGATATGGTGAAAATTCCATTATTGAGTCAAATTCAACCCATGTTTCCAGTGCTAATGTAATGAAGTTAGTTTCAACTGGAAATGGAACATCTGCAAATAACTTAATGTTAGGATATCTCTTATTTAAATCAATCCAATCATAGATAAAATCCCTAGTTAATTCTTCACTATTAGATTCACCTAGATGTGGTGTTACATTAACTTCAATCCAATCTACATCTTTTTTCTTACCTACACGTTTAGCATACTTATAATTAGCTTCAGAATACTTGTATATTTCCTCAATTACATTACCATTACTATCTCCAATTACAATACCATAACTGAAGGCATCACCATATAAACCCATTGATTCAACATCTAATACCGCAACAATGTAACTCATGTTTATTTACCTATGTTATCTCTTAATTGTTTACATTGCTTAGTGTAATAGTTATCTGGAAATACACAATCTTCTAATTTAAGATTAACTGTATTAACTCTAACTCGACTAAACGTTAATGTAGTAACTACACCTAATATAAATAAGATAACTAATAATAAGTTATTAGGTGTAGTAGGTTTATTAATACTAAGCTTCTTAATAAACTTAAATGTAGATTCTAAATCATCATCTATTTTACTCATACAAGTCCTCCACTATTTTTCTTACCTTATCACGTAATTCCTCTATTGTACCACTATTATCAATATAATATTGAGTTGGTACGAATGACCAATCATCTAATTTAATGTCCAGGTCAGTTGATTTAGTTTCACCTCTCCCATCTATGTGAAGTAACACTAACTCATAATCTAGTAACTTCAATAACTCTAACTCCGTTTGGTTGCGACAATCAACTATAGCTACATTACCTATAATAGAGTTAATGACATTCTTAGTTGCACCAGGAACTAGATAGTTACCACCTGGATAGAGTGACTTAAATACATGAAAGAAGTTGTACATTAAATCATTGTAGGTAAATGATTCTAAGTTACCTGTAACTGGATTAACTACAGGTTTAACTCTAAACTCCTTATCATCTAAACTACCTCTATCTAAACCTAACCAATCTTCTAATGGTGTTTTAAATGCACGACTAAACTTAACTATAGTTAGAGGAACTAATTCACTCAGTAGTTCAGCTACTGTATCCTTACCTGCATCAGACTTATCAGACCAAACTATAAATAACTTCATTATGCCAACTTTATTAGGACGTATTTTAATTAATCGTCAATTACCAAGCAAAGGTCAATTACTACAGGCTACAGCAAACAGAGCTAAATCTTTCATTAAAAATCCAATTAATACATTAAAAGAGGGATTAAATACTCATAAAACTGCTAATAATATCGCAAATAATCAAAGCACTATTATTGGTAGAACTTTAATCAATCGTCAATTACCCGGTAAACGTGAGATACTTCAATCTGCGGGTAATGCAATTAAATCCGTTGTTAAAAATCCAATTCAAGCAGTTAAATCTGGATTAGCTAGAGATAAATTAGCTGTTCAAAAATGGGGATATCATACTGGACAAACTCGTGGACAAACAGCTATTAACCTTGGTAAACATATAGCTAGTGGAGTTTATAAAGGTGGAGGTAAGGATATGCTAGTTAATACTGGTGGATTAATTGGCAGTATTAAGGGTGCAGCAATCGGCGGTAAAATAGGTTCACTAGCTGGAGATTGGGCTGGTGCAGCTACAGCACGTAAAGGGTTAGACGATCTTGAAGCTACTCGTAACGCATTTAAGATTCGCAATAACCCTAACTTTCAGAAACAACCACTTAACGTTAAAGCTCGCATACTAGCTAAACGCGCATCTGGTTATGCTAAGGCGAATAAGAAGGGATTTAATAGCGAACTTAAACAAGATACTATTGGTTGGGGTATTGGTAATAGTACTGCTGGTGCACTAGCTAATGTTGCACCAGCAGTACCATTTAAAGGTGCAGCAGTAGCAATGAAAACAACTAAACCTGTATATAAGGGTTTTCGTGTTGCTAAGAGAATAGCTACTACTAATACACCTAAGATTGGTAGAGTTAAAGCTCTACGTACTGGCATTACTAAGGGTGCTACATCTACTGGTAGAACTCTTCGACGTAATCTAAATCCTGCTAGAGCAGTTAAAACAGGACTTAATAGAGAGAAGACTATGTATAACAGTGTTAATAATAGTCTATCTAAATTACCTCGTGTTCCAGCAGGAGTTAGTTTCAATAACTCTTATTTATTATGTGACTTTAATGTATCTACTATTAAATATAGGAGATAGATGATGATAGGTGCTGCAATTAAAAACGTTAATATTACTGCAACACTATCACTACCTGGAATGTCATTAATTAATAACTCAATTAGTTGTCGTCGCATGGGAACACATCCTTACAATAAGTCCAATTAAGTACATTTTGTTCAATAACTTCTAAATCAGAGTCTATCCATCTGTAATCTATATATTTAGCTAATAGATATATTTTCTTACCGCTTTCATATTCTATTTGAACTAAACATTCATCAGTTGTATCAGGTAACTTATTCATCTTGCACTAATCCTCTCTTAATTCCTTCAGTAATACAATACTCAGTTATATAGCTGTATTCAGGTAACATCTCATCAATGTACACAGCTATCTTATTTCTAATTGATGAAGCACTAACTTGTTTCCACATCGGTGGAGCAGTACCATTAACTAGATGAGAATAGACCAGCATACTACCAGCTAATTTATCAATAGCTTTAGCATACTTAGCTTCAATAGTTAACTGGTTCTTAAATTCATACCATAGATTAGAATACTCAGCTATGAGAGATGATTCAAGGTAAGAAAAAAGGTTGAGTGCCGCCAATTCCTCTTGAGTATCGTGTTCATCAGTATGGTCATCAAAGTTTACATCACCCGCATTTATTTCACCTAGATCGTGTACTAGACATAACTTAATGATGTGCAGTAGTTGATCATTAGTTACTCGGTCATCTAGCATAGTTACACACATCATAACCATAGTAAACGTATGTTCAGCTACATTCTCACGTCTACTACCAGTTACATTCATTATCTGACGTACTGTATCTACTGATGCGGCGGATTTGAGGATGAAGTCAATTGTCATAAGTTCCTTTAACATTACTTGTTATTTCTAACTATTTATGTTTATAATGAAAAAGACAGCGAGTAAACTGTCTTATCATTTATATATTGAGTTGATTAACTATGGACATTGTAACACCTGTTAAGTCTGATAATGGAATTACCTTTTATATTTCCAATGATGGTAAACAAACAGGAATTAGTATATCAGGATTAGAACGGTTACTAGGGTTAAGTGAAAAGGGGAGTTTATTTTCTGGTAAGAATAAATTAATGGAAGATTGTCAAAATGGGACTCCCCGCGAAACAATACCAGAATCTCTACAACCTATATGGGGTAAGGTTTTCAACACCTCCGCGCTAGGATCTGATAATGCAATGATTATCACTGAAGAAGCTGCTGTAACAATTATTAGTTATTACGCAATTGAACGTAAAAATATAACAGCTACTAAGTCATTATTTCTTTTTGCTAAACAAGGTTTTAATTGTTGGGTTAAAGAAATTACACATTTTACAGTAGAAGAACAAGACAATGAGATATTGCGTACTTTACGCAAACTAGATCAAAATTTAGAAATAGTTAAAACTAAAGTAGAAAAACTAGAACGTCTTGATGGTATTACTGTAACTTTATATCCAGGAGCTAAACATATTAATGATGGATTAGCATCAACTAATCAATTAATGCTAATAGATGATTGTCTTTATTCTGGTAAAGATTGGTTAACATCTAAAGGTGTTAAATTAACTAGAGGTGGTTATATTAGCTTTGGACATCTAGTAGCTCAAACCTATAAAACATTAACAGGTAAAAATCCTCAAATTAAATATGTTACTAAACCTCGCAAAAATAAACCTAATAAAACAGTTAAAGTTAAAGAAGGTTGGGGTTATCGTAATATTGACTTCTATATAATGGAAGCAGCTTATGAGAAGTTTAAAGATAAGATGTTTCCTAATATAGAAGATTAAATAACTTATTAAGAGGTGTTAATTACACCTCTTTTTTATCAATTAATGTAGGTATATTAAGTTCGCGCATTTCAAATACACTAGTTTTTCTTACCTGTTTATCTTTATCAAATAACCATTCAACACGAACAAACTCTTTATCTGCTATTAATACATCTGCTTCTACAACATTGTATTTTTCATAGCGAGTAATCTGTTCAGCGTTCAATTCAATTTGATATAGTTTACCTTCGTATTCAAATGTTAAGTTCATATAATTCTCCAATTGTGTAAGGTGGCAACAACTATTATGTTATTAACCACCTGATTGTTTATTTGACTATTTGACCTTGCCAGTATTCTTGACTATCGTAATCACTAGATAACAGTGATTCCATTCTAGTAGTTAACCAGATAAATGTAGATAATCTATTAAGGAAACCGCCGTAAGCGTTAATTGCAATAATAACTTGTTGTGCATGAATTGGATCATCAACTAACAACTCCATTAAATTATTAACTACTAACTCATGATTACGCCACGTAGTGAATGCACGTTCTACATCACGTATTCTAATTCTAATTGCATCTAACTTAATGTATTTAATCTTATTGTGAATAATGAAATCAGATGCTTCTCCTATTTGTTTATCTAACTTAAGTTCATTAACTAACGATTCTAATTCATCATTAAATTCAATAGATAAGTTGTGTTTAGTAGAATCACCTTTCATAAAACAGAAACTACTAATACTAAAGCTATTAACTTTAAGCCAGTTGAGTTGTTCAAGTAGCTTATTGTATTTAATATCAAAGGTATTTAATACTTCAGTTATTAAATTATTAAGATGTTCAATTTCACTGTAGATTAAACAACTTGGATCATCTTTACGAACAATATGACCATTCATTAAAGGAGATAAACCACGATCTCCATGTCCGTTTTTATATGTGGCAGTTATACGTTTATTCATCTTATCGGACAAGCTCCTGTTGAACAGCTACTATCTAACGATTGTTCTTCATACTTATTCTCAATTTTAGCTAATATTTCGATTAACTCTGTTTCAGTTAACTTAACATTAAATAGATTGTGATATTCGTATTCTGTAATTGGTTCATACGGCATTAATGGATATGATGCTTTACCATCGCTAATTGGATCAAATCTAGGTAGAAATGAAACACCTATAATGTCATTCCAATTATCATTTATCCAATTTGCGGCAATATCATATTCATCTGGAGCTAATGTAATAGTAGCTGATATGTTATGACCTCTATCAGCATAATTAACTTGAGCTAACTTATATCGTTCTAATTGATCTATGGCAGATTCATCAATAGCTCTAATTGTGGTATTAGTTTTAATTGGGAATGTAAAAACCCAAGTAGTACATTCACTGGCAAATAAACTATCACCTTGATTGTTTTCAGGAACTGGAGTTAATCCTAGATTTAATAATACTCTAGCTAGTGGATCTGTTTTACTAAATCTAACTCGACGTAAGTAATAAGGTGAATATGCTCTATGAATACCCGATGAAACAGTAGGTAATTGACTAATAGTACCTTCAGGTTTCATTAACGTAACTCTAGTGCTTCTATTAATACCAAGATAATTATGATATTCATTTGCAGCATTAATAGCTATTAGTTTAACCCATTTAAAATAGTATTCTTGTTGTTCTGTATCCCATTCTAGTAGATCAAAAGCATCCATTAAACCAGTCATAGATACACCAAGTAATCTATCTCTCTTCTGAAGTTCATCCCATCTTGGATGCCACTGTGTAGCAGTAGTTTGACGTGAACCAATTCTAGTAATAAGTTCAATTGTTTTCTTACCTAATTCCCAATCATATTCCCATTTCTTAGTTTTCTTATTAAAATATACGTGAGCTTTAACGTTCTTAGTTGTGAGATTACATGACTGTCCATCGTCTAAACCCGCTTCGGCACAAGGATTTGTTCCAGCGATAGGTGATTCTGCTAATAAGTTCGCATTACCTATAATCCAGAATCCAGGTTCTCCATTTGATTTAATTGATGTCATTACATCTTTAATTTTATCTAATCCAGGATTCTCGTAAAACAATATAGAGTTGTTTGACATTGATCTAATAGCTCTATACTGAACTTTATCTGGATCATCATATAGGTTCAACTTAGCTGTAATAAAATTATTATCATTAGCATCACCTAATCCAATTTCAGCAGTTCTACGAACGCCACCTGACACTACGTTTAATCCAATTGAATTAGCTATATCAAGTACACCAACTGAATCTAATACACCATTACAACGTTTAATAATCATTAATATGTTATTAAACATCTCCAATAGAGCTTTATGTCCACTAGCTCTACCACCAAATGTTTTAATTAACGTTCCTTCAGGACGAATTAAATTGTAATTAAACGTAATCGTCTTAATATTAGAATAAGTTAATAAGTGTAAGAAACAACGTAGAGCATTACACCAATCTTCTTTACTATCACCAATAGTTAACTTAGCGTTAGTGTAAGTAGATAAATCTTCATTAATAAAGTTATCATCATCATTAATAATAGATTTAGGACTTAAATAAATGTAATTAGGATTAATATCATCTTTAGTTAATACTAAATGACTTCCATCTTCATCATCTTTTAAATAAAAGTAATCATCATGTTTAATTGTAATATCAGGATTAAACTTAGGTAATTTACTAATGTATTTATTTTCAACACTAAATCCAGTTCCTGCTCCAATTAATAACCAATAGAAGATTTCACTAAATGCACTTAAATTATCAATTACTTTAAATGTACAATTCCAACTACTACTAGGATCTTTAGTTGTTTGAGGTGTTCCCGCAGTCCATAATGATCTACCACTTGGAAACCCTCGCATATTAAACATCATCTCAAATAAAGATTCTGCTTCTTTTTTCTTACTATCATCAGATGAAATATTATCTAATGATAATGAGTATTCAATATTACGAAGAATTGTTTCACACCATTTCTCACGTCTATTTAATTCTTTAATAAATCTACTGTAAGTGCGTAAGAAAACAGGTAATCCTAGTTCACCAAAGGGAGGTTCTAATAAAATGTATTTAGAATAAAAATCCCAAGTAATATATTGGGGCGCAATCAAATTGTAGTAGTCTTTGGTATTAATTGTCATAGTTATTTAATCTTCAGTTGTTTCAATTACAATAGCTTCTTTCAATTTAATTAATTCAGCAATCAATTTATCTTGAGATTCACATTCAATAAACTCTTCTTTCCAATTTCTTATACGTTTAATTACGAAGAAATCTTTACTAATAGCAATGATACTTATCCATCCATTAGTAATTAGTAAGTTAACTTCTTCTAGTAATTCTAATGCTTTATCTAACATGATTAATTCCATCCAAATATGTATTCAATAGCTAACTTAATTAATGGTATGTGTTTAGCAGTATACAATGAATTACCATTAAGTTTAAATAGTGGTTGTTGTTGTGATAGATTAAGCCACGCTGATACGAGTTGTCCCGCTCTTATACGTTGACCTTTATCTAAGTTAATTGCATGATCAAGTAAGTAATCCTTCAATATAAATGATTCTGTAGTTTCCTCAATTAACTGAAACTCTTGTAATGCTTTATCTAAACCAGGATATAGATTTAATACTTCCTGTAGCGCATTATGTTGATTATTTAATTGAGTTATTTGTTCATCTTTAACTACATTACTTTCAATTAGATATTTAACTTGATCAGAATAATCAGTTTTAATTTGAGTTACTGATTTAGTTAATTCAGCTATTGCAGATAATAACACATCTTTAGTATCTGAAACATAATACCCTTGTTTTCTTACACTAGGAAGAATCACCTCAGCTACATAATTTGTAAATGCTTCAGCTTCAGGTTTATTACTACGGAATGCAATTTTATAAACACCAGGTTCATTTATTAACCAAGTGTTATTAGGTATTTGTACTAGGCCAGGAGTTTCCTGAGATGATACATCATCATACTGAGCCTTCCATACGTCACTAATTTTATCTAATGATTGAGAACCTGTCCATGCAATATCTAATGCCTTGAACACATCAGCAGCTACAAACCAGGGATTGCTATCAATCTCAACTACTCTAACTCGATTATCTTGAAAATTAAACAACTGTAATTCTGACATAAATAAAATCTCTGTAAGGTAAGAAAAAAAGGATTTAGTATTTAAATTATTATTGATTTCATGTATAAAACATATTATTCACTTAACTTCTTATCTAATTTATTTAACTTACTATCAATAACTACTTCTAAATCATCATTAGTTATTTCAAGCATCATCATTAACTGATTAAGCATTATCATTACATCAGCTAATTCATTTTTAACTTCATAAATGTCAGATTTACCATAACGTAAATGTTGTACTTCTAATGATAACTCAGTTAACTCTTCTACTACTTTAATTAACTGTACATCATTACCCCATTTATCTAATGCTTGTTTACATAGAGATAACATTCTTTCTTTAACATCCATAATTAATGAACTCCAATTAAGGTAATAGAGTCAGGATTTAACTGACTCTTAAACTAAGTTATTTAAACAACACTAACTTAACTAAACTAAACCAGTTCAAGTAGTATCTATACTTAAACTTAGTATCTGTAGCATTAAGTAACTTAACTAAGTTAAATCCAGTTAAATGAAACTCAATTAACTCACGTCTAGTTAACTCATTAATAAGTAGATAACTTAACTTGAAGTTAACTAACTTATGTAATAACTCACTATTATTAGTTAATGAATATCTAACATTCCAATCAACGTTATTACCATCACTATCATAGAATAGTGTTGTTGAATTAATGGCGGGATTAAGTGTAACTATCATACGCTTGTAATATCTCCAGTTTCTAAATCAATGTAATGAAATTCACCGTTATACCAATACCAAGTTGATTCAACACAATCACTTTCTAGAAAATCATTTACTTCATTACCAATATACACATTATCTACATATATTTCTAGATAACCATCAGGTGTTGTATATTGATTGTAAATTAAACGATCAATAGATGGGGCTATCTTGTTAAAGTGTTCAACTATATGTTCTTTAGTTAAATTACCTAATGTATTAGTATCTTTAAATAAAGATAAAAATGATGTGATAACTGAACCAAAATCATTATCGTGAAATCTAATTCCTATTTTCATAATAATAGAGCTAGATAAACTAGCTCACTAAGTTCTACATTACTGATTTAATTGCAGCTACAATATAAGCTACATCATTATCAGCATAGCGATATCTTTTATCATAAACCTTATTACCTTTAATGGGTGATCTACCTTTGCTGACGCGATACACAGTTGCAGTACGTCTTGTAACTTGATTAACTTGTAATTGAGTTAGCGCGAACCCATTATCACGAATATAGTCTTGTGCAGTTACTGGATCATGAGTTATGTTAGCATCAGTTATTTCAGTGATTCCAGGATGCTCATAGCTTGCGCCATCATAACTAGTTAAAGGTAATTCACGTTTAACTCTAAATGATTCTACAATTAATGTATTAACTTCATTCTTATTCTGACGTTTAGTTAACCCAGTTAATAGTACAGCTTGTTGTTTATTGAATAAATAGTAGATGTTACCACCCTTACCTGTACTCTGTTTAGCTATAGTTACTTTACTTAATTCACCATAGAACTCAAACTTAGTTAAGTTAACTCTAACTAACTTACGAACATGATCATGAGTAATATTAAGTGTGTTAGCTAGAACACGACTATCTACAGTTAGAATACCATTGTTATTAACTAGTTGCATAACTCTAAATTCCTTGATGTTAGTTGATGTGATGTTAAGTTAGTTTAGTAACATAACTTAGGTTAAGTTAATTAATCTTGAACTAATCTAATTGCGGCAATAATACTAGATATAAAAGCCTGATCATGATAACTCAAGCTGTATACCATAGATTATTTTTCTTACCTTATACGTTATCGTCATTAATTACTACTTCATCTTCATCATCTATCAAGCTATCTAAATCTTCAGCAGCTTGTCCAGTAACTGTACTAAATACAGTTCCATCTGGTTCAACAATGTTAATCGTAATATCCATATCGTTAATTAATCCTATTTTAGTTATTTCACGTATTGTTCGATTGATGTAGTGATCATAATTAATGTTGTGGTCATCAGCATCATAATAATCATTGAACAATGTTACTACATTACCACTAGCATATACAACTTCTTTCTCACCTTGATACTCGATTGTCTCATATACAGCAGGTATATTAACTCTATCGGATACCTTAGTTGTGAAGTTCTTCATACGACCACTAGCGGGATTAATGCGTCGTTCTGTCTCATATACAGCAGGAATTATGATGCGTTCACTAACTAATCTCTTCTCCCTCTTAGTACCTATAGTGACCTTCTTGAGTATGATATCGCGTCCAGTAGGATTACTCACAAAGAATCTGAGTGTCTTCTGTAACTCAGTTCGTTCAGTTACTAATCCATCTTCAATTAGATAGGAGTAATTAGTAAACTGACTACCTACTTTCTGACTAATACAGAAGTCATATATGTCCTTGTGACCTCGAATAAAGTCATTTGGATGTATTCCTTCTAAATAATATTTCTGCAAGGCTAGAGCTACAATTGGAGCATCAAAGCCCTTAAGAATACCGTTAATTGGAAGATACTTACCATTACTGCTAGGTAAATCGTAAGAAAAAAGAGGTTCAAGTGTTGCTCCCTGTGGAACGAAACTACCCTTAATCTTAACTGTACCGTCAGTTTTACGCGCTAAATAATTATTGACATCTCGGCGTACATATAAATCATACTCAGCATATTCAAAAGTAAACTTAGTTTCAGTTTCCCATTCCTCAATAATTGACTTAACTGAATCTACTTCTAACTTATGGATGTACAACAATATACCATCTGTATTAACAGATATGATATTGTGGTTAGCTAAATGTAACCGTTCTATTATCTGTAATAGAAATAGTTGATTGTTAACAGTTGTTTTGTAAGTACATAACAAATCACTTAAAAGGAAATTAGCGTATCCAAACAAACCAAAACACGAATTGAGCGATATCTTGAGTCCGTACTCTAATGCAGCATATATTACACTTTCTTTCTTACGTTTCTTATATGCCTTACGATCATTAAGTGCATCAAGTAATGTCTCAATAAATAATTCTAAATCTAAGTGTTCTGGTGCAATACCGTAGTTAATAATAGCTGATGGGTAAAATGAGACGATATCCGCATCTAATAATACGTAGTCGTTTTCAGCTTTGAATATCCCTGGTTTATCAACACTATGTAAACCTCCAAGCCCAAGTTGGATTGTTAAATCACCTATTGTTACGGGTGGTAATTTAAGATCAAAGTTTTTACTCATGTTAGCTTTATCTCTTTTAATTGAGTTAGATATTCCTGAAGTTGCGGTGTCTTAAATGTAATAGCTGGATTAATTACATCCTTGAAATCAATAGTCTTTCTAACTGTCCTACCATACTTAATCTTCTTAACATCAATATTAGGATTCTTAGCTTTAACTTTATCAACATATAACTTACGGAATAATTCCTTACCTATTCCAGAATCACTTAAACTATTTAGATTAAGCTTATAACTCTCACTTAATAACTCACGCATCTCTAGTCGAGGTTTAAGATACTCAAGTACCTTATAAGTTATATCAAGATCATTCTTGTTGTAATCAATAAGTAAGTTAAGTTGATCTGGTCTAACTTCATCTAGATAATGTATGGGTAAATCTTGTATTCTATGATGTTTAAGATTAACTCCACACATCTTGAGCGACGTGGTGTTAAATCCAGCACGTAGAACTTCTAATACATCGTAAGAAACAAAGGGGAGGTCATACCTATATGGATTGCGGTCGCCATTAATTAGAGTTTGTGCAAATTCCCACAATTCTAACTTACTGATATTAGGATGACGTAAAAGATGCACTAATACAGCATCGTCAAAGTTCCATCCATTGAAGCTAATTAATATAGAATTAGTTGCAATGAAGTTAGCTAAATCGCGCCTATCATCAGTATCGTCATACCATAGATAAGTCTTATATTCACTAGTTGCAAGTGAATAAGTAGTTAAGCAAAATAGGTTCTTGTATATCTCAATATCATATACATAACCATTGTCATATAATTTCTCTAACATACTAGTCCCATATTATAAAGTTCTTATCTTCGTGATCATAAACCTTACTAAACAACTTAAATTGCGGCGTATCATTAATTGCGCCATCTAATGAAGTTAAAACTTATGAAGGTTCTACCAACCATATATTATCTACAACTATTGGTGTTTTTAAATGAATGGGAATGTCATCTTCGTCGTCCCATTCATAGTTAATTAAAGTAATATTGATATTATCATTCTCAATTACTATGTCATAATATCCATCTAAATCATCATTAATTGAACACGTTAACTTACTATCAATAATGCTGCAACAATTAAGTTTGATAAAACTATCATCATCTAACTGTAGTTTAAATAAATCACAGTGTAATTCAACTCTATTGATTGATGTAAGAAAAATAAGTAACTTATCAACTACTTCTTTTAATTGTTTAATTATAGACATGGATATTTCCAATTCATGTACTTAACGTAATCATCTTTAGTAACTTCAGTTGTTAATACTAAGTCACCTTCTGCAAATTCATTAATGTTATCTCCAGTAATAACACTAATACTATAACTACCATCTTCGTAATCGTATCTAACGTACATAAAGTTTCACCTATGAAAAAGCCCGCGATTAACGGGCTAACTAATTTATGTGATTGATGAGAACTACATCTCTTTTTTCTTACACAATATAGGTTTTTCAATTAATTGTGTTTCGTAAATTAAGCTACTATCAATAATCTCAAGTCGTTTACCATTAACAGTAGCATTAATATCATATAACTTTAATACTGCATTACCATCACTAACACGTCCATTGAGTTTAATAGTTTGATAATTTCTACCATACTGTAATCTAACAATTAGATAGTTATGATTGAGATTCTCAAATATTACCCTACCAATAATGTTAACTACATCTAGTTCTACATTAGGTTGATCAATAACTCTACCAATTATAGTGAATGATAGATATGGAGTTTGTGTATCACTCTGATTATAGATAGCTACATTATTAGTATTAGGTACTAAAATTAGTTCATTGCTTTCAGCCAAGTCTAGTTCATCATTATCTACTAGATATTGTACTTCTTGACTCAGTGTACATGGATAAGTGCTACCAAATGCAGTTAGTGTACCGTTACAATAAGTCGCTGTCGTGATTACTCGTGCTTTCTGTTTCATATAGATTCAAGTGTTCCGGTTTAAATGTTCTATCGGGCATATTGTCTAGTGTAATCATGTGATAACTATTCTCCCTATCTACTTTTCTAAATTCAATGTTGATTACTTTATTTATAATAGCAGGTTCTTCTATAACTTGTACAGTATCTCCTACTTTAAATTCACATGGGTTTAGTAATAACACAAGTTTATTACGTTCATCATTAGTTAACTTAGCTTGAACGTCTTTACGCTCGGTAATAGTAAGTGATTTAACCAGTTCTTTAACTGCATCAACTCCATCATCAATAGCTGCAACTAACTTAACTTTAATTACTTCTAACTCACTTTGATATAACGCTGCTACACGTTCTTTCTCTTCAGCTTTATATTTCTTATCTGCCTCAGCTTCTAGATATACAGTCATCCATGATTCTCCACTACTATCAATAGCATATATAAATGCTCTGTTATTACCGACATAACGTATGATACCTTCAGTAGATGTCATATCGTTGAGTCGCTTAACTACATCATTACGAGATGCGGCAGTTAGTTCGACTATATCATTAAGTGTTAACCCATAGACTTTAACCTCAGTATCCTCTACATCAACTTCATCACGCCATTGTTCCCATCGTTCAAATAATAATCGCAGTATTTGATTCTGTAATTCAATATTCTCAATTGATAATACTGATTCCTTAAGTACCTTAAAGTACCAATAGTTAGCTTCATCTTTCTCGAATAATAAACTTAACTTAATAGGTTCACCATCACGAGGTATGGTGTGAACATTAACAGTACCATCATCAGCAGCAAACATACTCCATACACCATCATTAGCGCGAGTTAAGGCACTAGATCCTGCCACACCATTCATCATACCAGTACGATTATTAGCGTTAGCCATCTTAGTATTATGGTGCAGTAGAAGAATACTGAATCCATGTTCCTGAGCTAATGATTGTAACTTATAGAGCGCACTTGGTACTTCAGGACTATATTCTGTATAACCTGATACCTTGAGACTAGCCGCTAATGTATCAATAATAATAAGATTGATATTCTTCTCTTTAACTATATCTAGTATCTTAGTTTGATCTAATACAATATCTACATTACGAGTTACTATTAACTTCTCACTATTAATGAGTTCCTTATATAACTCAGGTTCTTCTAACTCAAGTAACTGTAAACCGTGATCATAGATACGATTTATAGTAGTACCATCAATAGGTTCTTCGTTCTCAATAAATAGAACATTGCCCGCAGTAGATTCTCTATTGAGAAATGGTGTACCTCTAGCTACAGCAACCGCCGCATGAGTAGCTAAATTAGTTTTCCCTACCTTTGGACTAGCAACTACCATTATGAGTTGACCAAATTTAAGTAGTCCCTTAAATATCCATTGAGTAGCTTTATCTTTACGTAAGTTAAGTAACTCAGCTAACGTATAGAGTTTGATCTCTTGTTGCTCTACGCTATATACTTGAATTAACTGTTCAATGTCTTTCTTATCTGTTACAAACTTAGACATCCATTCAGTTAATTGAGCTTTAATTCTCTTCTGTTTAAGTAATGATTCACAACTTGTCATTACAGCAATACGTTTACGAAATTCACTTTCTAATAGTGTATTAAAATCAGTTTCTATTTCATCTGGTGTTTTATCATAATCAGAACAATCTCGATGAATTACCTCGTCTCTAAGTTGCGGTGTTAGTTCCAACAACATCTGTAAATAAATGTTGTAATCTTGCATATAGAAGTTCCTTTATATTATGTGTACCTACCAAATCAGCTATATCACCACCATCATCAGATGTAACATCATCAAGAGGTACAAGATAAAATGGTTTACCAAGTGACCATGCTACATATTTAATTAAGTCAGATTTAACTTTACCGATTTTATCATTATCTGGAAGATAAATAATTCCAGTTATATGAGGATTACTTAACTGTGCGAATAGATAATTATTACTCCATCCAAATGAAGGGGGTGATAGTGTTAACCATCCAGTAATTGAACTAACTATATCTGCACATTTCTCACCTTCAGCAATTAAAACACTACCATTAGTTATGTATCTTTGATTAAATAGACTTGTATTCTTACCTCTACCATATATCCATTGATTACCAACCTTATATTTAGGAAACAATTGCTTAGGTTGCTCATCATCATAGTCAACTCGTTCAACAATAAATTCATCAGAGTAAGAAAAATAAGTAATGTGACGATTTCCTATTTGATATTGTTTAGCTAACTGATAATGGGGCGGACTAACCATGAGTGCATCAAACTTAGTTATTGTAGGTTGTTTAATAACTAATGTTGATGGCGTAATTATGCCACTAGAACTAGATAAACCAAGAGCTGTTCTAATTTGAGCAGTTGAACAATTCTCAGTTACACATAAGTATGCCCAATCTAGTTTCTTATACTTTAATTTGCCACCACAACTAGGACACTTATAACATATCTCAGTTGTTAATTCACTTAATATTTCTAACTTACAATCAGCTAGATTAAATTTAGGCATATTAAATTATGCAAATATTTAAGTCTATTATGTATTGAGTTAACTCATCAATAGTAAACTCATTAGCATCACCGTCTAATAGCCGTTGATAAACTACTGTCATTTGAGTTTTTAAATCATCTAGTTTCTCATTATCGTCAAATGAACATTCTGCAAACTCTAAACCAATTAACAATAACGCTTCTAATTGATCTTTACTTATGTGCATGATGAACTACTCCATGTATTGTTAACCTATGTTCTATATCACCTTTATAATCAATTAGAGTTACTAGAACTTCATCTCCTTCAAGTACCATATCTATAATGTAGTTATTATATGATGAACTTAATTGAAATAAGTCATACGTCTCATCTTTAATTAACTTAACTAACTTATCTAAATGTTCTTCTAATTCAGGTGTTAGAGTACATCTACTCTCGTAATAACCTTTAATTCTATCTCCAAGTGAATCCATAATAGTACAGGGGTTAATTAACCCCTAGTTAAAGTGTTTAATTATTAAGTAACTTAGTTATCTCATCTAACTCTA